CATATCATGGACAGAGAATTTATATGAAATATTTCCATAACGAAGATACGTGCTGGAGATATCCCACCCATTTCGTTTCATATAAACAAAATCAGTGTCCTCGATAGTGTCGAGAAGAGTAACTTCATCTCCCGATTCATATTCAGCCTTGATGGCTCCCATAAGAACAACATCTTTGATGTGATCTTTGAAGCCTGAAATAGATACAGGAAATATTACTTCCAGCCCTGTGATGTCTGTAGGCAGTTCCACAATCTTAGTGATTGTAGGAATACCACCAGATTCTTCGGTAGGACCTGCGATGTGGTAGATGGTAGCAGTACCATTGTAATGAGACTTCACAGAGAAGTGAGACATGGCTGCCAATGGAGCCATCTTGCCAATACCCATACCACCAGTCTGTCGGTTATCTCCTCGTTTGGAGGAGCCACCTACTACGCCATACAGCTCCAGGAACTTGTCTGATGCAAGTCCAGGACCAAAGTCTTGAATGACGAAAGAATCCTCGTCATTTCGAATACGGATAGGAGTATCTGTTTTACCTGCTTCGATGTGTGCATCCCAAGCATTGGTAATAATCTCCCTTACAGCAGCAAGCTGAGGGTTGCCGTACAGGTTCTTACTCAGCAGAGCGAACAGGTGTGCGACATCAGTAGAGAAGGTCATTTTAGTGGAATCAGTCAATCCCGCTGAGACCATATTCTCTTCATACTGTGGAACAATTTCCATTTTTAACTCCAAGTTGATGAAAAACCAGAAAAAAGAAAAAGCCCCCAATAAAGGGGGCTTCTGGAAGACCATCTACTTATGAGTAAATTTCTTCCTCTACCACTTTCCGGAACTGTTTCCAGCCACGGAAGTTGGCATTCTCTCTCCAGGAAGGCACTGCTACATGCTCCAGAGGCGAAGCATGGATGGGACGGCTACCTGCCAGCTTCTGGAACAGAATCCTGTCTGTGGCTACCCCAGGGGTTTTCCCTGCGTGAGTCAGATAGCTGACACGAGCACAGCGAGCAGCTGAAGCTTCCTGCAAAGCACGCAGAGGGTAAACCCCAAACTCCTCTTTTCGGATGAACGGCAAATGCCACTCACCTTGGCGGAGGATCTGAGGTTTGCTTTCTGCAATGGCTCTTCGCATCAGCTGAGCCAGATACCTGATCTCAGGCTGTGCGTCAGGGTGGTCCCTTAGCTCGAAGAAGTTATCCCATTCGGTAGCAGTCACCAGCACAGTGATGTACTGATAAGGCTCTGTACCTCGGTTGGCGTGCTGCTTGTGGAGTCCCACACGATTCAGAAGACCAGAGAAGAAACAGGCAGTCTTTGCAGCTGTACTCCAGATGAGTTTGGCAGCAGCCAGACGCCACCCTTTCAGTTCTTCTCCTGCCTGCATTCCTGCTTTATTGGTTCCCCAGTACAGAGGCTCGGCTGGATTCTCCTTGATCATCTGAAGCATTTTCCGAACAGGAATAGCTCTGCTTGAAGATGCATTACGGGAGAATACACGGTGAGTCATCAGTTCAGCATGGATCATTCTCGGGTAGGTCAGAGCCAGAGTAATCAGATCTGGATGACCTTCGAACCGAGAATGTAGAACTACATCTACTTTAATCGGGTACATGTATCTTACTGCCCCCGTTCCATTCTGTTGACCATCTCCAGCATGTCACGCAGGATGTCAGCAGGTTCCCCTTGGTGTCTGATTTCAGCAGCACAGATTGGACAGTCACATTCTTCTTCAGAGGAGTCGGTCTCGTCATCCACTTGTGCAGGGATAACCACAACAGGTACGAGACCCTGCTCATATATAGCTGCAATTGCCGTCTCTACCGAAGAGTCTTCCAGAGTTACATAGAGGAACTCATCAGCCTCAAATTCAGACTGGGAATTATACAATTCCAGTTTGATATCGTTGCGGAGAGAATTTTGGTAACCAGTGATCTCATAAAATTCTTTCGATTTCAGGTCCATGAACTTCATGCCATCCAGCTCTCTGAGCAGGTTATCGAATTTTACGGCATTCTGTTTGAGACGCTTATGCACTGGAGTATGTTGGATCATTATTTAGCCCTCACTGGTTCGTTGGGTTGGTTTTGGTATTTACCGTTGTAGGTAGAAGGGTTTTCTAACTGATGGAAAATCACTTGGGCAATGCCACTTCCATGTTGAATACTAACTCGCTCATTTCCGTGGAAAACAAGTTCCAGAGTAAGAAATCCTTTCCATCCCGGTTCAATAACAGTATTGAATACTGAGAGGCCCTTACGTGCCCAAGAAGACTTGTCATGCACAATACCAAGAAGATTGTTGGGCATGTCAAATTCTTCAATGGCAGAAGCCAAAGTGAAACGAGTACCTTTGGCAATATCATAAGATCCTTTTTCAGGGTCAGTTACTACGATAGACGGTTCGGACAGCAAAGTGCGGGTGAATCCTATTTTATTAATGCTATCACTGGATTCATCCCGTACAGGGATATAGACGTAAGACCCCGCAGGGTAGAAATCAATTCCCTGCTTGATACGAATATCATATCCACCCTCTGTTAAGCCATGGGTGATAGTACCTACTGTGTGCTTTGAGTCAAGCATACCAATGATAGGCTTCTCTCTTAGGAGGCCCACACCATTTACAATCATTAATCTTCCTCCTCTACACTGATTAGTCTTTCACCTAAGAGAATCCTAGCTTTGACTTTATCTCTTGGTATTCCTGTAGCTTCTGAGATCTCACTCAGGCTGTAACCTTCTGCCCTCAGTCGAGCACATCTCTTAGTTACAGCATTTCTTCTTTTTGTTGATGATTTACCTGCCACATCATTAACCTCGAAGATTCTCTTCTTTTATTACTCGACTAACAAAAGATATGGTTGTTTTTGTGGATTCAGCAATCTCTTTTAGGGTGCTGGTTTTAGCCATCTCTTTGATGACAGGCAGGTGTTTAGCCTTACGACGCTCATAGACTGCTCTTTGCTTGGCATTATACCTGTCCCTTGGAAGCATGTTTGAATTCATGATTCTGGTCCCCCCAAATACTTGAATTCGATGTAGCTCAATGCTAGAGCTACATACGGCTTTATATCGCGTTCTCCAGAACGCATCTCACTGATTGTTCTGGGATGCATACCCAATTCATCAGCCAGCTCCAACTGGCTCCATCCCAATCGGCGGATAAGTCTAGATATCTGTGCACCCGTCTTTATGGTTGCTATATCTCTGTTCAGGATCATGGTTCTTCTTTCTGCTAGGAAACGTCACTGGCAATGACTCTCCAGTATTCGCACTGCTCTTTTACTGATATGTCCTTCGCGTATATGCAGTTAAGACGCTCCCCTGAGTCAATGACACACCCATCAGGCTCCATTCCTTCCTCAAGATCACAATGGCATCCATATGCTTTACCTGGTTCTCTCTTAGCCAATACGGATCGACCAAACTCTGCATCTTTGCGTAGTTGCTCACACTCGAATATCAATTCTTGCACACGCTTGATCGAATCGTAGTCCCCATGGACAAATAGGTTTCCAGTGCCGTCACCCACTCCAAGACTCAAGCTGGTCTTATCGCGTAAAGCATTGAACTCGGCTTGCAATGCTTCATAATCGCGGAGTCTTATTAGTGGTGTGATACTAAGGTCTGCGTCACGTTCGGCCCATTCAGGGTACGAAGGAGAAATGCCGAGTGCCTTGGGATCTGAGAGAGTGCGTACTTCCCACGCTATCGCTTCCGGTTTACTGATGGTCATGACTATCCTCCCCTACGGCAGCGTCGATGGCCTTCTTTACAGCTGCGTCAAGGTACATCTCGCGTTTCTCTCCATCAAGGCGAACCTCGACCTCGTAGATGTTGCACAGTCGTCGGATGGCGGCGTGGAGCCTCCTGCACTCGACTTGCAGGGCTTCGTAGTCACTGAGAAGAACCATTTTGTTGGATTCGTTGGTTCCGAGGTCGTATATAACACTTACCTCTGGATTATTGATTGTCATAATGTGCTTCCTCAATATGGGACGAATTGGCTGACGCTCTTGCCTGTTGGGCTAGATACATTTGTCAGTGATCCAAAGCTGCAATCACCTAATGCCTTCCATACTTCGTCTTCTGTTTCGCATTCAGTAACTTTCTTGCCTGACCAACCTTGAGTGGTGACAACATAGTTAATTGTTTCCTTCTTATCAGTTGTCATTAACAATCTCCTCAGCTGAATCAATCCGCACAGCCCACGCGCCATGGCGAGTCGGCTCGCCCATCATCGTCTCGACCTTCTCGAAAGCCTCGTCGCGGTTGCGCGCAATAACGGACACAGGCAACGCCCTATCCCAACGCGTCACGTAGTAGCCGGTGGGGTCGGATTCGACTACCCGAGCATTGAAGCGGAACAACGGTTTATTGGTTGTCATGGCATTCTTCTCTCTAAAGGTATTCGACGTTCATATACATTCCCCTTGGGTTCTCTTTGGTTCCTACAAATCGGGCAACTTCCTTATTAAATACGACGCCAGCTACTGTTACGGTATCTGGCCAGCCTTCAATGACAACTCCGTCCATTTCTACAGTGCCGTCCTTACGCTGGTACCCGGCCAGCGTTATCCCTGCTAGGAACGACCGCAATGTCTTGTTCTCGGCTTTCAGTGGCTCAATATCACACTCAACACATGGTGCTATATTCCCGTGTTCACACAACATCATTCACCTCCCTTGTTTGCGGTGGGCGGCGAGGATGCTGTGAACGCGCTTCCGCTCCCGCTGGATGACCCATTCACAGTGATGCTCGACTTCATCCAGGCCCTCATCGTTCAACAACGGGAAGCCCTGCTCCAGCGCCTCCACCAGCCCCGCCACGTCCGGCGCGGGCTGCTGCTCTGCGGGCTGTGATGCATCATAGAGAAGCCGATATTCCACTTCATAACCTTGGCTGTCTATCTCCCATGATGGGCGATCAAGGTTTATTGATGCAGATTGCCATGGAGACCAGTCTCGTGTTGATTTTTGAAGATGTCTAAATCGTTGTTGAGCAGCTACAGGAGCTGAAGCGACCGGCTCCCGTTGTTCTGTGGGTTGCGGGGCTGCATACACGTCCCTGACAGGCACTCCAGCTGCTTCGGTATTCTTTCGATGATCCTTTATTCGATCATCACCGTTCCACCACCTGCCATCTTCGTAAAACTGCCAACCTACAGGCTCTGCTTGCACAGCGGGCGCGACGGACCTGAAGGCTTGGTATACCTCCCGTGCAGCGTCTTCACTCAGATGGTCGTTGTACCTTCCATAATCGCCAGAGAAGCCGGTGCAAACCGCCATCGCGCTGCTCAGCATTTCCTGTGTAGGCTCCACCGGCATTAAGATATGTTTATTCATCTCGAATCTCTCAATTAGTTTTTACATGGAACATCCTGCCTTGGTGTACTTGAGCCTGTGGATTATCAAACACAATCCAGAGGATCTCCTGACCGTTGAGCTTATCCATTGGCACGCATTCCAGGTCAGACAGGACTACCACGATATTGGGACGAGTTTTAATGATGTGCTCTCGTACACAATGAAGGCACGTACCACCACGCCCAGAGACAGTCATCTGCTTGATTCTGGTTCCACGGTTGTACTGAATCTCATGCCTGATCTCAGTATCAAACTGCACTACATTCAGTGACTTAGGCTGGAAATGTTCAAACACATATTTCACTTCTGAGTTGAAGATCTCCACCATCTTGTCGGTAATGGAACCAGAGGTATCCAGATAGAAGGTGATGTTGGTCAGCCCCTTCTTATCCTGTCTTCGGGTAGGCAGATAGATACCAGGGAAACGCTTGTTACGTCTCTTCCATGTCAGCTGCTTCTTGAGCTTGTCTGTCATGTAACGTCGAAGGAACTTGTTCCAATCCAGAGACGGCTTGAGGAATCGGTTCAGGATAGTCTCTACAGCAGCAGTCTTGTCTGTGGTATATCCACTGATCTTCTCTGCCTGTACTGCCTTGGCAACAGCATTGATGATCTTGGAAGCCTGTGCTTGGGTCAGACTTTGCTCAGACTTACCCTCGCCACTCTCAGAATCTCCTTCTTGCATGTCAGGAGAACCATCCCCCCAAGAGCCATCACTATCAGCCTCACCTTCCCCCTCTTCTTCAAGAAGGTCATAGATCTCTTCAGCAGCCATACCCCTGAAGCGTTCAGAAATCAGAGGTTGGGTGCCTTCATAGGTCAGTCCTTCATCCTGCTGGGCAAGGTTGATTTCATAGTCACAGGCATATACCCATCGCTTATGTTCCCTGGTTCCTACTCGCAGCATGTGCAGCCGAGCAACATGCTCAATCTCATGCAGCAGTACGAACTTACGAGTCTCTTTGGGAAGACCCAGAAAGAACTGAGGATTCCAAAGGATTTCCATATCAGGAGTTACAGCAGCAGTGGAAACAGTTTCGTCCCACTTCAATTCCAGACTACAAAGCAGAGAACCATAGAAGGCTCTGTTCGAGCCCTTGAAGACAGATACAACAAGTTCGTCCCAAGCCTTATCAAGTTCTTTTTGCATTAGAGAAGTTTCCCAAGTCGATTCAGAAGCTTACGAGAATTAGGAGCACGCATCAGGGCACCATTACCTCGGATCATCTGAAGGAAAATCATGGCGTACTGGATAGGCAGTCGATCCACATACAAAGCAATTGGATCAATGTTTTTCTCATCAGCTTCTTTGGCCAGATGAGTTACCAGAGCCCAACGAGTAACACTCTCAGAGGGCAGGTCACAGCCTTCCGGATCCTTGATGACATCCTTGATGTCGATCAGATCCTTGTACACCTCACAGAACTGGATGAAGCTGGTAGCTACACCAGGAGAGATAGTACCTGCAATGGCAGGGGTCAGATGACTCACATCCTTCTCCCCCTTGATCAGCTTGGAAACGAATTCCCAAGTACGCTCAGAGCAGAAGCTGTGCTCATCCTGATCAGGATCAAAGTCGTTCAGGCAATCCTTGTTGGCAGATACAAAGCCAATGACTCGGTGGTCAAAGCCCAGAGTTGCTGCAATCTGGGTAGTCCAGTAGTCAGCATCAGAGCCCAGCAGCAGGTGAGTTACACGACTGTTCAGAGCTGTCCCTGTGTTGTTTGCCAGAGCATTGTCATCAACAGAGTTACCTGCCAGAGCTACCAGAGCATGTTCATGGATTCGATTCTCACCGGCCATACGATCCAGTACCAGCTTGTAAGAGGCACGGATCATCTCTGGTTCAGCATGGGAGAATTCATCCAGCAGAATGAGCCAGCCATCCTTATTTTTGGGGAGTGGATCTCCTTCCAGGGGCAGCAGATCGAACGGTTTGAATTTGGACTTCTCACCGTTATCGAAAGGCAGGCCAGTGAAGTCCTGAGGCTCATACATGGACAGTCGAATATCCACCAGCTCAAGGTTCCACTTATCAGCAAAAGCACGGAACATGGCAGATTTACCACGTCCAGGAGAAGACTTCAGGAAAGGAACCAGACCAGACTGGAATATCTTTTCCAGAATCATCGGAGCTTCTTTCGGGGAAACAGTGTACAGGGCGTTCATCTTGCTCATGAGGAGTCCTTAAAAAAAAGTCCCACAGGCATTGGCCCGTGGGAGTATGGTCAGGTGAGGATGTATTCAGCTTTGAGAATGTCTTCAGACATGTCTTCGATTTGAAGTTGAAAGTCCACACCCATTACGCAGTGCAGTAAGTAGTTGAGCATCTTGCTCTTCGAGAGTTCGGCGTAGAGATTTCTAAACACCAAAAGAAGATCAAGAGCATTATTAGGATGAGTAGCAAAGCAGTCATGCACAGTCTTGATTGCAAAGGTCTTGTTGGGGATGGTATCCAAGAGACGTTCAATGTCTTGGATGTCCACCAGCTCAATGGATTGGTTGTCCAGATGCTGAAGGATACGAGCAGACAGGAATCCTGTCTCATAATAGAGATCCCACAGTTTCTGCACCATCTCTGTGTTATGCCTTGAGGGCTTCACACGACGAGTACGACCAGACTCAATCAGATCTGTAACTGCCTGTCTGGTTGTTTGATCCAGATTACATCTACGGATCAATTCACGAACCAGGAAAGACTCGGTGGAATGGGTCAGGTTAGCCCCCAGGCTTCTGTTCCTGTGGTGAGCCCGTTGTACCTTCTGACCAACAATCTGGGTGGTACCCAGACATTGGACTTCAGTGTATACGGTCTCCTTCACAGGACAGTTCACATGGAAGTTATCAGGCATGACCCATGTGTAAGCCTCTGCATCACTGGTCTTCAGGAAGTCCAGAATAGCTGTGTTCAGCTCCCAGCACAGAGGCAGTTCAGCTTCCATAGTCTCGTAGAAGGCATTCAGACTGCTATTTGTAAACAGCTTCTCAGGCTCTGCCTCAGAGCCGTACAGGCTGGTCATGATAGCTTTCTTCACTGGATCCCGTTCGATGGTTTCACTGGTTCCCAGACGCTCCTGCATGGAACCATGAAGGTGCATGTAGGGATCAATGAAAGACTGGCCAATGACGTTACAGATACGGGCAGCATTCCTGTCACCCGTAAGGATCGACAAGAGTTGCATACCTGAAGCTGAGCAGTCAAACATGACAGGATGGCCGGTAGGCTTACCATTCCATACGTCACGAAGAGCCTGTACAGCAGACTGGAACAGGATAGGTTCTTTGGCAGTACTGGACAGTTCATCCAGACGGTCCTTGTTTACCATGGTCCAGATGAGTCGGTCAGTCCACGAGATCTTGTCCTTACCATACCTACCAGCAATGTCAGACAGAATGAAATCGGTAGCTGTAAAATCAATCATTGTGGAGAACCTCCAGTTTCAGGTCGAGTACGGGAAGGAGTTTGATAAGGGTACGGTGCTGAGGCAGCTTGGTACGTCCATGTCGAATGTTTGAAAGGCATGAGTAAGATACGCCAGACACATCAGCTACATCTTGAAGACAGTGCATTTTGAGCTTGCTAACTAGAAGGC